ATGGTTGTGGAATCGAACTCCATCGGCAGACCGGTGATTGACGAGTTGGTGGCGCGTGGATTGAATATTGTGCCGTTCACGACCACCAGCGCGACAAAGCAATCAATTATTCAAAACCTGCAGGCAGCCTTTGAAAACGGGCAGATTTTAGTCTTAGACAGCCCTGTGCTTATTGGTGAGCTATTGAGTTTTGAGAGCAAGCGAAACAATTCCGGCGGGTTCAGTTATTCAGCGCCTGACGGGATGCACGATGACACGGTCATGAGCCTGGCGTTCGCGTGGGACGCGATCCGAGCAGACCGATGGTTCTTTAGTTCTTATGATTAGTGGAGGGGCGGGTGCCTGAAACAAAATTCTTTTACACGAATGGCGAGAGTTTGAAAAACATAGACCTTCCGCAATACCCGGACAGCGCCTGGAATTGGATCACTGGCGAGCCGGAGGACATGAAGGACGAGGAACTATACAGCCGTGTTGCAGCGGTCTACCGCGTGGCGAACCTGAGTGCGGAGGCGATTGCCAACGTTCCCTTTGCGATTATGAAAGGCGAGAATGAGTTTGACACCAGCGATGACTGGCAGAACAAAGTAGGATTCCTACCGAACCCGCGCGAATTATTGAGATTATGGCGATTATCTTTATTCATGACGAACAGCGCGTATGGGTTTATGGAAGGCAACCGGGTTCAAAAGCGAATGCGCTATGTTGTGCCAAACACGATCACGCCGGTTACTGACAAATGGGAAGGCGTAAAAGGATTCAAGCGCCGGCTTGGCAATGAGATTATCGAATACAGCGTAAAAGACAACCGCATTTTCTGGATGTGGCGCTTAGACCATACTACCGAGTTGTTGCCTTCAAAAAATAGCGAATTTAGGGCGCTGATGGCAGCAGCGGGCGTGCTGTTCTATGCCGATTATTACGTGCAAAACTTCTTCCAGCGTGGCGGGATCAAGCCGGCGTTATTGCAGGTTGCGGGCGTTCCTACGCGTGACGAGCGAGAGAAGATCGAGAGCGTGTGGGATAAGATCATGCACGGCTGGAGCAAGTATTTAGGCAAGGTGATAAGCGCAAACGAGATGGACGTAAAGGTCATCGGTGACGGCATCGACAACCTGACTGGCTCGCAATTGCACAATGAGAAACTGGCAGACGTGGCAATGGCTGCGGGCATGCCGCTCTCGATTATCCTGGCTAACTCTGCCAACTACGCAACCGCGCAAACCGAGTACATGGTCTGGTTCAGGGATTCGGTTATCCCGTGGGCATCGTATATCCAGGACGAATTGAATGACAAGCTGTTTGACCCGTTGGGTTTGCGTTTCGAGTTCCGTCCTGAGATGAGCGAGAAGGGGCAGGAGGAAGAGGCGCAGCGGGCGGGTGCATACCGTGCTTATGTTGCGGCTGGCATGAAACCGAGCATTGCTGCTCAGGTGGTGGGAATTGACCTGCCGGCTGACGTGGAGTACGAGGATCTGGATGATGCCTTTGTCTTGCCGAAGGGCGAAGAGGTGATCAGCACCGAAGCGCAGGTGGACGAAGCAGAAGCGGATATGGCGAAAAGTGCGCCAACGCTGCTGACAATCGACCAGTTGCGGGAATTGGAGCACTGGCAGGATTTAGCCTTCCGCAAGTTCAAACAGGGCAAGTCGTTATCGTTCCCGTGGGTCTGCAAGACTATACCGGAAGAGGTAGCGAGCGTGATACGGGAGCGGCTGCCATTGTGCAAGAGCCAGGCGGACATTGAGCGTGCGTTTGACTTGGGCACGCGTGACGAGAACGCATTGAAGATTCTGGCGGAAGCATTGAACCGGGCAGTGGAAAGCGTGACTGAATGAAAGACCTGATTCTTGAAGCCTTACGCGAGAGCGTGAAAAGACACCCGGACATCTACGAGTACATCGACGGGGCGGCTGCGTGGGTTATAATTAAGGACGACCTGCTTCTATGGCAGGCAAAGGCAGTCACGCAGGTTCGCAACGGGGAAATGGCGATGTGCGAGTTTGACAGCGCCTACATTCCCGAAAGCATCGCTGACATGGTGAAGTCTATGCTTGCCTATGCAGACTGTGAGGACTGCATCAAGCAGGGATTCTCAGACGTGGAGGCGTTCATGAAAGCACCGGGTAGTAAAGACAAGCATAAGAAAGTTAAGCCAGTTCCAGGCGACAAGCCGTTTCAACGGATTCCATTCAAAGAGATAACTGAGGCAGAAATAAAACTGGCAATGAAAGTTTGGGATAACACAATGCCTGGTTATGAGGGGTTATTGGACGCGCAAGTTAAGCGTGAGGACGAAGAGGATAATGCCTGATAAACCGTTGTGGTACTGGGATGACAGCGTAAAGCGATACCGCAATCCGACTACGGGTCAGTTTGTTGGAATTGACACTATGACCAGCTTGCGCAAGGAATTCCAGGAATCGCAGAAAAGCCGTCTGGCTGGGTTGACTACCGTTATGGATGCCGGCACGATTAACATGCCAACTTACGAGAGGCAAGTCAAGGATATTATCCGCCAGACCTACATTGACCTTTATGTGATGGGTGCGGGTGGCAGGAATAATATGACGCAAGCCGACTGGGGTCGCATCGGCGGTATTTTACGCGAACAGTACAAATACCTTGACCCCTTCATGGATCAGATTGAGAGCGGGGAATTATCGCAAGCCCAGATCGTGGCAAGGCTTAAAATGTATATCAACTCAGCCAGCGAGTCATTCTGGCGTGCTGTTTCGCGCGACATGCCATTTGAACTTCCTGCATATCCCGGCGATGGTTCGACATCTTGCCTGACCAATTGCCAATGCGAATGGGATATTACTTTCATTCCTGAGGTTGGCTACGACTGCTACTGGCGGTTAGGCGCGGCAGAACATTGTGAGGATTGCATAGAACGATCAACAACCTGGAACCCTTACCGAATTCGCTACGATGGGAGCGGCGATAATGTCATTTGATATTGTTATTGACGGACTGGAGGAATTGCGCGGTAAGATGGAACGCTTTCCTGACGAGGCTAAGAACGAAGGCGGCAATATGGTTGGTACGTATGTTTGGAATGTTATGCGTGAATACCAGCCTTACGCTTACGTTCCATTCAAAGCAGCCTACGGTGACTGGTTCAGCGAGAAACAGCGCAAGTATGTTATGGCCGCTATCCGTGAGGGCAAGATCGGAGCGGGTTCACCGCATCGATCAGGTCATTTACGAGAAGGCTGGAAGAAACTCGGTGAAGGTTTTGACCAGTTGATCTATAACGATGTGCCGTATGCCGGCTTTGTTATGGGGGATGGAGCACAGGCTCGAATGCACATCAAAATCGGGTGGATTACCGCCGGACAGCGTTTGAAAGAGCGTGCCGGCGAAATAGAGCGCAAGGCGAAAGCCGGCGTGGATAAGGCGATCAAGAAGTTAGGATTATAAGTTTGTAACAACTGCATATTGGTTCTTCGTGGGTTGCGGGTGCAATAGCGATAGATTCCAGGTGGTCAGTGGGTACTGAAGCCGAATAGACGAATTCTCGTTTATTGTCGGCTTCGTGAGTTTAAGGAGGTGTGAATGGCAAATATTGCCGAAACACTAATCTATTTTGGGGACGCGGTAAAGGCGCTTGGCGAAGGCAAAGTTGGCGGCTATCTCGTGCGGTGGGGCGGTTCAGGTGATGTTGACCTGACCGGCGATTACTTCACGAAAGAGACTGACTTCGGCTTGGGCGAAGGTGACAAACTGCCAGTCTATTACGAGCACGGTTACGACCCTGTGATCAAAAGCCGAAAGTTGGGGCGCGGCGAAATTGCGCGTTTCGATGATGTGGGCGTTTGGTTCGAGGCGCAACTGGAGTTACGAGACGAATACGAACGCAAGATTTACGAACTGGCTGAAGCTGGGAAGCTCGGCTGGTCGAGTCAGGCGGGAGGTTCGTTGGTGGTGAAGACCATCAATGACGGCGGAATGAAGATCGAAACCTGGCCGTTGGCTGAAGCAACGCTGACAAAAAGCCCGGCTGAGTACCGCAATGCTGCTGTTCCGTTGAAATCCATTTACCCGGACGAAGAACCGGAAACAATCCATGAGGAGGAAAACATGGAAGAAGAAATCAAGAAGGCTCCACCTATTGACGTGGAAGCACTTGTAAAAGAGGCTGCTGAAAAAGCGATTAAAGCCTATGAAGAAGCCCAGCCAAAAGTAAAGGGTGGGTACGATGTCGAGGTGACGGAAGATGAGACAGACCGCTCATTGAAGGCTGATCCCTTCACCGCCGCTGAATTTTTCCAGGCTGTGAAAATGGCTGGAATGTATCCTGGTCAGGAAGAGCGTCGGCTGTCTGCTTACAAAGCGACGGGGTTGAATGAAGCCGTACCCTCACAGGGCGGTTATCTACTGCCTCCGCAAATTGCGAGCGGCATCCACCAAAACATGTGGGGTGTTGGTTCAGTATTGAGCCGATTCAATCCCATTCGTGTTACTGGAAACAGCCTGACTATTAACGCAATTGACGAGACTTCCCGTGCCGATGGTTCACGTATGGGTGGCGTGCAAGGCTACTGGCTGGCTGAAGCTGCTCAAAAGACCGCAAGCAAACCGAAGTTCCGCCAGATCGAGCTGAAACTCAAGAAAGTGGCGGCTCTGTGCTATGCAACCGACGAGTTGCTGGCTGACGCAACCGCATTGGAAAGCTGGATCGCAAACGAAGTTCCAAACGAACTCCGCTTCAAGGTCGAGGCTGCCATTATCAATGGTGATGGAGTTGGAAAGCCTTTAGGCATCCTGCAAAGCGGTGCGTTAGTTTCTGCAACCCGAACAGATAAAAACGAGATCGACCCACTGGATATTGGTCGGATGTGGTCACGGCGCTTGCCAGGCTACAATGATTATGTCTGGTTCGTCAATCCTGCGGTTTACCCGCAATTGCTGAACATGACCATCGGCAACATGCCTGTGTTTGCTCCGAGCATCCGCCCGGACGTTCCTTATGGCACTCTCTTGGGTCGTCCAGTTATCGAAAACGAATACTGCCCGACTTTGGGTGATGCCGGTGATATTCTGTTGGCTTCGCCTTCGGCTTATGCCCTGATCACAAAATCTGGTGTGGAAGCCGCGTCATCCATCCATATCAAGTTCGACTATGACGAAACGGCTTTCCGCTTTGTCTACCGCGTGGACGGCGCTCCCTATTACAACGCAGCTATTACTGCCTACGATGCCACTAACACTGTTAGCCCATTCGTTGCGCTGGCTGCATCTACATAATTCGTGAGGTGAGAAATGGCACGATACGCTGAAAAACTTCATATTGTTCCGCTACTGAATTCCGCAGGCAGCACCACAGCAGCTGTGCTTTCGTATGCAGCCGCTCTGGAAAATACCCAATGGTTATCGTTCTTAGTCACATTTGGTGCGATGACCTCTGATTCCACCGATGTTGTGAATGTCAAGGTGGTTGCCACCGATACTCTCGGCAATACCACCGATGCTCAGGACATTGGACTTCCGTTCTACTACCGGCTTTCCGGCGCACCTGGCGCAAACGCTGATGTTTGGGGCGATATAACCGCCGCGACTGCTGCCGCTGGACTGGATATTACCGCTGTTCAGGACAACATGAATTTGCTGATCGATGTTGACCCTGCCAGTGTTCCGTCATTGCATTCAACCGCAAAGGGCGTGCGAGTGGTTTTGGACGGCACTGGTTCAGTTGCGGCTGTTGCCTCGACTGTGACAGGGTTGATTGAAAGCCGCTACCCGCAGAACGCACACATTCCTGCTTCGACCTAATTCACAGGTTGAGCAATAAACGGGGAGGGTGTAAAAGCCCTCCCCAGATTGAGAGGATTTTATGGCGGATTATGTAACAGTGGAAGAGTTGAAAGCGGACGTACCCGACTCACCGCTTTTTGACATTAACCAGGTTGATTATGACGGCGTGCTGGGTAGTATGGTGACGGCTGCCTCACGGATGATTGACCGTTATGTCGGGGGTTGGGATGACTATTTCTACCCTTCCACCGATACACAAACGCGTTATTTTGACGGCAATGGCGAAGAGCAGTTGTACATTGACCCGATGGTCAGTTTGACGAGCGTGGCCGTGAGTGAATCGGGCGGCAGGCAGGTAAGTGATTACACCACCTGGATTGTTGATCAGGACTTCTTTGTTTCACCTTACAACTACGCTGTCATCAAAATGCCGATATTGTCACTGGTTATTGATAATGACTTTGGCTACAAAGGCACGTGGGGCACGACACGCAAGGGCGTGAAAGTTACCGGTATCTTCGGCTGGTCGCTCACTCCTCCGGCTGATGTTGAGCAGGCTTGCAAGATTCAGGCGGTACGCTGGTTTATGCGAGCCAAGCAAGGTTATCAGGATGCCGGCGCAAATCCAAACTTAGGCGAGATGTATTTCATGAAAGAGTTGGATCCTGACGTGAAAACCTTGCTTTCCCGTTACAAGACACATAATGCGGTGATTGTATGAGCAACCTGATAGATGATGCCATTGCACGATTGCAGTACCACGCGCTTTCCTTGACAGACGCGAAAATCAAGGGAGCGCCGACCTACCCGGTAGAAGACGCTTCGGTGTTACCGCTTGCGATTGCCTACATCTCGGAAGGTACGGGGAATGTGGACGATGTGACCACTGCAAGGATGCTGCTGAACGTGAAGGTGGATTTTCATGTGAGCAGAATTTCAATGAAAAGTGCGTATATGGAACTGAACGCGATTATCCCGCAATTCCTACGCCGTTTGGCTGGTGATCCAACATTGAACGGCAAGGTGGACACAATCATCTTTCCGGTTTCGTTCACCGTGAGTCCAGCGCAATGGGACAGGGTGGTGACGCAGATGGTCAGTTTCACGATTCCGCTGAAGTTCAGGGAAGCGCCGATAAAGTAGAAAGGCTGAGTTGAAAAGAACCGCTGTTATTTTAGGAATGCATCCTGGCACGTTTGGCGAGTTTGACCAGACGCGCACGGATTGTGACTTGTTTGTGCTGAATGAGATGGTATCACGGGGTTCGATACCAACCGCTGATTATGTGATACAGATTCACAAACCGGTAGTGTGGAGGTCGAGCCAGAACAGGAATGACAAGAAACATTACGACTGGCTGAAAACGCAGACCAAAATCCCGGTGCTGATGCAGGAACGCTACGAGGATGTTCCGGCAAGCGTGAAATATCCACTTGATGAGATTATGGCGGAGTTCAAAGGGGCGGAGCGTTATTTCACAAGCTCGGTTGCTTACGGGCTTGCTTATGCCATTTACAAGAAATACAGGCGCATTGAAGTTTACGGCGTTGAGATGGAAACGAACACCGAGTACGCACACCAACGACCTTGCGTGGCTTACTGGGTGGGTGTGGCATACGGGAAGGGGATTGAGGTTGACTATCATTCGAGGCAGTTCTTCGCTTCACCTCTTTATGGCTACGATGGCGACATTACCATTCCGCTGGAAACCTACGAGGAGCGGGTGAAGGTGTTGAGCAAAGAGGCTGAGATTGTACTGGCTGAATACAAGAAGGCTAAGTTATTGACGGATAGCACAATCGAGGCATTCCGGCGGGACTTCAAAAATGGTTGCGATTATTTTGAAAAGCGCGTCAACCGGCAGGCTGAACTGGCTCACGCTTTCAACACGCTGGACGGCGCAATCCAGGTGAACCAGCGCCATATCAAGGCATGCAAGATCATGGAGGCTGAAACAGGTAATTATTTTATCAGCCGGCAGGTCTATGAGAATGAGATGGACAGCGGGCAAAAGAGTTGGTACGAACAACAGCACGATGTCAAGGTGGCTTCGGATGCTATCAAGGCAAAAGAAGACGAATTGAGGGACGCAACCAGTCCTGGCTACCGGTCACGGCGTGTTGACGAGTTTATCCAGTTGGTGGAGGAATACGTCAAGGCATTCGGCAAGACCGGACTACTGGCTGGCGTGAGCGCTGAATCGAAATACCTGATGGGCTTGCACGAACAGAACGAGCGCATGGTTGGCGGCGAGAAAGCGGTTGAGATTATGGCAGAGGCAAGAGCGTGAAAACTTGCCTTGTGATTGGAAACGGTCCGAGCCTGGCTGACGTGCCGAATTCCTTCTTAGAGCAATACACGACCTTCGGCTCGAACCGGATTTACCTGAAATTCACGCCAAACTATTACTCGCACCTTGACAAACATTTTGCAGGAAAGAACCTGAAAGAAATCAGCGAACTGAAATGTTACTCGAAATTCATTAGAGCGGAATACGCGGGTAAAGTGCCCGGCGCGTTCCCGATCAGGCAAATCGGCGGACTGGGTTTTTCTTATAATCCGCTGGCTCGTGTCTATGGCGGTTACACCATCACTTACGTCAACCTGCAACTGGCTTTCCGGCTCGGATTTGAGCGTGTCGGATTGATCGGAGTTGACCACGAGTACAAGGACGAGGGCGTTCCGTTGAGCTGGCAC